GTTGCCGTGGACTGTCGTGGAAGGACCACAGTCTGTGCATTCGCCGTATTTTTCTTCATAATATGATAAATTTGATCTGCCTGTTACTAGGCCGCTAAAATAAGGATTACGTTTATCTGGCATCATACCGTCTGTGCCAGGATTCTGATACTCTGGGAATAAGTTAGGATTATCCATAAAGTATTTTGTTAGTCTTTTAGAGTAAAACTCTGCAGTATTTAACACTGTTTGCATAAGAAATTGTAATTCATCTAGAGTAGTAGGTGAAGTCTCTTCAGAAGTACCGTTAAGTACGCCCTGATTAGCTATCTTATACTTAATGCTAGGTAACATTAAATAGAGTGCATACTGCATTAGAGTAGGTCCTACGTAGTCTTTCATAAGTAGTTCCTCGTCAGCGGTTAAGTTACCTGCAATAACACCGGCTTTAAGTCTATCGAATAGACGTGTACCTAATATGTTTTGTAAATATATGTCTTGAGCCTGTAGAATGTTTGGTGTAATCTCATTTAGTCTGACATTGTCATCTAACTGAGTCCATTGTTTCATTCTTTGCTCCGATACTAGTAATGCTGTTTGGCTCATATTATTCGTCTGCTATATTTGTTATGTCTTCTTGTAACGCCGGATCGTCTTCGTCAGTACCGATAATCATTGGCACTGGCTCTACTTCTATTCTTACGTTTAGTCCGTATAGACTTAAGATATAACTAAAAGTATTAATAATTTTAGTTTGTTTTGGTCTTACTACTGTATTCATAAAGTGTGAGTAAGATGTAATGATTTCATCTGAGTTACTAGAGAAACCTGCACCGTCTTTAATACCTAAAAGAAGTGGAGAAGTAATGCGGTGTGAAGTAAGGATACGCGATGTAATTCTCTGTTCAAGTGTTACGTAGTAATCGTCGTTTTCTGCTGCAATTGGTGTTACTTGCAGCTCTTTACCTGGCTCAGAAAAAGCCAAGAAGAATCTACCAGCATTCTCTTCTCCACTGAATGTGTCTTCTATTTCTCTGTAAATATCTCTACGCTCTTCTGGATTAGGTATACCATTTCTAAATTGTACAAACATACTTGGCGCTAGACCATTACTTATGTTTGCGTTATGAAATCTCGATACACGAGCATCAAGTTGTATATCATTAACACCACCAATATAAGCAGGTAAAGGATATATTTCTTGTCCTGGGTTATAGTCTTTACAATAATAGATTTGACTTGCGCTATCTTTTTTCGTATCTGTAACATCAAATGATTTATATTCTACTGGTTTATATTTTCTTATTTGTGACCAGTCGCTAGAATAATAGTAACTATGTATGTTATCCTCATCATCTGGTTTACCTGATCTAACATTTGCAAAAGGTAAATGATAGATTTCTGCTATTCTTGTACCTTCTTTATTCCACACTAGATTTAAAGCATACCCACCGAATAGTGTGTAGTCTAATGCAATCTTTTGAAAGACGTCATTAATAGTTTCGCCTTCAGTGTTAAGGTATTCAGTACCATATTCTGATACACCTTCGCCATAGATACCATCTCTAATTGCATCTATACAAGTGTGATTCATTGCAGAACTATCATATAGCTCTATAAGTTGTTGTGGAAATAAGTTGTCTACGCCAAACTTAATGTAGTCTTTTCCTCTTTGTTCTTGGATTACAGGTAAGTCTAATGCTTCAAACTTGCTACCTTTTATAGAGTATAATCCTTCTGGGTTTGTGTTTCTCATATTTCTTTTTAATAATTTGGACGATAAAATACTTCAGCGTCTCTATCTTCGTTACTAGATATGTATTCGACTTTCCCGGTGTCTCCTCCAGGTTGTGTAATAATCTTTACAATGTCACAAAGATCGCCAAAACAGAAAGTATAATAACCGTTAAAGTGCTTATCTTTAAAGTCTGCAGGGAAAGGTACATCAATTTGAGCATACCTTTCGTTTTGTACCATAATAGAGCCTTGTGCTGTGTGAATCACTTCTTGTGAGTACTGCGACTTTAAGCTAAAATTGTCTGTTAAATTACTAGGAGGGTTATTAATGTAAAACGTTCCAGTTGTGCCTGTTATTGTTGTTGTCATATTATAGTATGTGTTTCTACTTAGAAATATAAAAACAAGTAAAGTTGTAATAGAGATACATATAATATGTATAAACATGTGATATATGGTGATTTTGAGTGCACGAACCTACATCAACTATGTAGTTTGCGTGATCCACTAGTAGTTAAGTTTCTTAAACGTATAAAAGAGTTAGACTGGAAAGGCTATCAGTTATGGACACATGGCTCAATACTTAGTACACGACAGGCACAGGATATAGACCTAACTATAGTCGGACCTAATAAACCTGCTCGTATAAACTACTTATTAGAACAATGTGTTAAGATAGGGTTTGATCTCTTTATGCAAGTAGATATAAAGTATTTAGTAAGTGGCCAATTGTATGACCATAGTAAAGGTGTGCCTGTTACACAAACTCTAGCACATTATAGACCAGAGATATGGATTAACGGTACTACACATAGATATGCACACCGCAAACGTGGCCTATGGGTTACAGAACGTAAGTACCCAATGACTAAATCACAGTACTCACCACATCCACCTAAACAATTAATATAAAAAAAGGGTCCCTATTGGGACCCTTTCTTGGTTTATATAGACGTAGATTATGCTTCTACGATAGAGCCTGTAACTTCGAATGAAGGTGATTCCTCCATACCTGAAATTGTAAGTTCGTATCCATTTCTATCACCATAAGCAGTTCCTGATACAGAACTACCTGCTGTCATGAATGCACCTCTTTCAACACCAACAGAGAAATACTTGTCGTTGTTGTCTTTAAATACTACAACCATGTCAGTAGCTTGAGCCATCAATAAGATTTGATCTCTCTTAGCTGCTTCCATTTTGTTGAATATCATAACAAGATCCTGTTGGTAAAATACCGTACCATTCTCTTGAGATACATTGATAGTTTCAGTGAATGAACTAGTTTGGCGTGGAACCTCAAATTCAAAGAAGTCACTAGGCGTCAAAGCGGAACCACCAACAGTAATTGCTGAGATAGTACCATTAGATTCAGTAATAGATTCAACTGCACCGTTAGCAATAAAGATTTTATCAATACCACCATTAGAGTCGTTACAATCTAAAGTAAATCCTGCTGTTAAATTTGAACAAGCCATAGTTTTCTTTTTGTTTTTTTAGGTTAATTATGCCAATCCGTTAGTTCCGAACTGATCTACTTGCGAGACAGCTACCCCGAGGCGCCATTTTGCAATGAATTTTACAACATCTTGTCCTTTGTCAAAAAAGAACTGTACTGTTGACATGTCATCTTCTAATCCAGTACCTGCAACAATCATTGAAGAAGGTCCAGCTGCAACGTAATCAGAATTTTGTAAACCTGAAGTTTTAACTACAGTGATGTTAGCTCCTGGTAATTCAAAAGATCTACCATCTCCTTGATCATAGTGGTAATAGTTTTGTGCAACTAATGCTCTTCTTAGAGTGTTAAAATTCGATGGAGAACAAATCATGATTAAATCGTCACGATCCTTAGAAGCTTCATTGATTGCATCAAAGATATTTAATGCTTGCTCAACTGCGTTAGCTAAAGTCCATGCTGCTGGGTTAGCAGATAAAGTAGCACCGTTAGCTTGGGTTACTTGATCTTTAATACCAGTACCTGTACCATCACCTGAGATTAAGTAAGATTCGTTGTATTTAGAGATTCTCTTCACGTAGTAATCAGCGATTACTTCTTCGAAAGGAACACTCTCTTGGTTTGCTGCCGCAGACATTCTCTGGCTTAACCAGTATTGTCTAAGGTCTTCTGGACATAAGTCCATTTTTACTTGCTTGTCACGAATAACAATATCCGTTTGAGCAAAATTTACATCTCCTGAAGGATTCCACCCGCAGGCTAAGTCAGCGACGTTTAAGTCACCATCCATCAAGTTGATTGCAACTGTTCCAGCAGAAAGACCTGATCTTAAGTCTACATAAGACATTAAGTCAGTATTCAATACCGCCTTTGCAATTAAATCCATTGATGTTTCATCTGTGTACACTGAAAGTGCGTTTAAATCAAATGCCATAATTTAGTTTTTGTTTTTAATTGTTTTTGGTTATTTTCTGCTGTTACGTAAAGAAACAAGTCTTTCAAATCTTGCTTCTGCTGTATTAGCTCTTGTTTTTGCCTCTTCTGAGAAGGTGTTGGCAACCTTTTTTGCAGCTGGTTCATCAGCTACTTCGTTAAATCTTGAAGTTAATACAGAAAGTTCTTCTTTCAGTTCTTTAATCTCATCTCGGTATGGTTCTAACATAGTTGCA